ACAAGGTCGCCAGCCACAAGTGCCGTAGAGCCGTCCCGCGTCAGCGCTTTAGCGCCCACCGAGTCAATGTTCAGCGTACATCCGGTGGTGTTCGTATTGGGCACCACAAACGTAAACATGTTTCCCGCCGCATAAGCGGTCAGCGGAGGCGACATCGTGCCGGTGTAGGTGTCCGTACCCGTTACCGTAACGACCGTGGCTGTACCGGCTTGTACTTGCCCCAGACGGGCAGAGTCGGTCGCGGCACTACCCGCCGCAAGCCCGGTGAACTTAAAGCTGTTCATCGGGATATTGGCCGAGACGGTGGTTTGACCGTCCTTGGTGATACACGTCGAAAGGCCGGTCGCAAGGTCTGCGGTCAGCGCGTTAAAGACGGTAGAGGAAATGACCGTGCCGGTGACTACCGGTTGGCCGGAGGTGTTAATGTTAAAGGTGCCGGACCCATTGAAACTCATTTGACTTTCCCTCTCCGATGAAGTACATTGTCACCATGAAACAAAACCATGGCAAAACCCGCAGCCAAATTTATTGGTGCTGGCAAAACATCAAACAGCGATGCTTCAACTCTAAAGCGGCTCATTTTGACCGATATGGAGGGCGTGGCATTACCGTTTGTGAACGATGGCTTGTGTTTGAAAATTTTGTTGCAGACATGGGCGAACGACCGCCCGGTATGACGCTTGAAAGAATTGATAATGACGGACCATATAGCCCTGACAATTGTCGTTGGGCTACACGCAAAGAACAATCCAACAATCGATTTTGTAACGTCAGATTGACGCACAATGGCGAAACTTTGACCATTTCTCAATGGTCTGAACGAACCGGAATTCATCACAACACGCTTTTTCAACGACTTTCCAAAAATTTGTCTGCCGAGGAAATTCTTGATCCAATTAAAAAACAAAACCTTGAAGGTTTGAAACTTGGTGTTGCTGCACGAACAGCAATGATGGCTGCACGAACGCATTGCAAACGGGGGCATGAATACACCCCCGAAAACACCGGCACCCAAATTTCCAAAAAAGGAACCTTGTGTCGTTATTGTAAGCGTTGTAGACATCGAAATATTATTCGCTAATTATTGTGCTTCAGACCGCGACAACAGCAATGCGGCTTGCATTGCCTTGATATCGGCATCCGAAGGATTGTACTTGGACAGCATTTTCGCCAATGCTGATGCGCTGTAATCTGGTTTTGCAAACAGATTTTGATACGGCTTAGAAAGCAACAAAGCTCTTGCAGGGCCACGAAGCAATGGCAATCCACCCGTAATTGGATGTCCCGTTGCCATTCCGGCAGCAGAACCATAAGCATCAAGCATACTTACGCCGGGCGTGGTAACTCCAGATGCTTCTCGTACAAATGCAGGATTTGCTTCAGCAAAAAGCGCAATATCTTTAAGATTTCCACTTAATGGAGCGCCTTTATCCAAAGCGCGACCTAATGCCCGAGCATCAATATTGGTTGATCCAAGATTAAGCGCGTTTTCTGCCGTGTAAGTTTTTGCAATTTGCTGTCTTGCTTGCCTAAGTTGATCAACCAATTCCGGCTTGCCAGCTTGCGATGCAACTTTTTCTAAATCAGTTTCAAGCTGAGTTGCTTCGTTTTTGTAAGCCTTAGCTTGAGCAAGCGTTTGTGGCTGCTGATCCCGCGCATAAGCCTTATACCAATCATTTGCATTTGCTCTAGCGGTTTTTAAATCCTCAACCATTTGTTTTGGATTTAATGTATTTGAACGAGTCAAATAAGGATTAAATTCCGTTAATGACGGCAGATTTGAAACGTCTCGATATGGCTGCGAATACTTTGTTCGCAACTTATTTAAAGCATCTTCAGTAATGGGCTGATTTTCTGCAAGCCCAAGTTCTTTGCGAACAAGACTGTTTGTAACTTCTTGATTACGCAGTTGCGCTTCTTGTCCTGTAGCGGCTTTTCCACCAAGGCTTTCAAGAGCGCGAGAAATCATGTTTGGCCGATTGATGCTTGGCGGCAAAACATAACCTTGTTCCATGCCGCGAACGGTATTTGCCGTTCTTTCTTCATTGGCAGCGCCTTGTGCTTCAAGATTTGCGACTTTCCCGGCAGCTATTTGAGATGCTTTCCCAATAGCGGCAGGAGTAAGCAAGCCAGCAATTTGCCCAGCAACCGGATTTCCAGTTGCTTCAGTTACGCCTTGCCCGACAACGCCAGTAAGCCCGCCAGCCACAGCATTTCGACCAACATTTGCCAATGTGCTGCCCGGCATGATTGCGCTTCCGGCAGCAGTTTGTCCGGCAACATCAACAATGCGCTCCATTGGCGACATCGGTTTTACATCAGGATTGATAAGCCCAATCGCCGTCAATGCGCGACGTGCATAGTCGGGTTGCTGCAAAACATCTGGCGCACGTTCTGGATGTCCCAACGCCGCTTGAGCAGCGCCATATCCCGCAATGCCAAGATTGGCAATATTTGTAGGCGTGTTTAACAGCGCGTCAATAGCGCCAGCAGCGCCTTTGAATGGCGCATTTCCAGCCACATCAACCATATGCCTTGGCGTATTGACTTCCGACAAACGCTTTTGATGAAAATTATTCGCCATTTTCCACGCCGTTTTTTCATCCGGCGCGTCAACTTCGTAAGTGTTTTTGCCAACATCAACTTCATAAGTTGCCATAAAACACCTTACTTCTTAAGCCGAACAGAACCCGACGGATAAGATGCGCTAGATTCACCCATTTGCATGGGCGGCAAATTTCCGTAAATCGTTTCATAACCGCCAACAGTTCGTTTTCTGACTTGATTCAAATAAGTTTCCAAATCATCAAGATTTTTCCTAAATTGATCTGGGCTTTGGCTTTGAGACAAGTTAGCCAATTGCGATTGCAGAATCGGCCATTCCTTCTCTGTTACGTTGCCAACTGCGCCACCAGTTTTTGATGCTGCTCTCATTTCATTAAGAGCAGCAACTGCTGCTTGGTTAAGCAATGTATTGAAAGAAGACTGAGCATTGCCCGCAGCTTCCGTAATATTTGGAGTGCGAGAAGCAACCGTTCCAAGAATAGAATTAAGGCCGGGTTGATTTTTCAATTTTCCAATTGAATCAAGCATTCGATCAATTGATCCGGTAACTCCATAAGCCTTTTGCTGTTCATCGGGCTGAGCAAGCAATAGCGCGTTTTTATCCTTTGGAGGAATGTTTGTTTGAATCAAAGGAACGGATTTTGTCGGACTTGCAGATTGATTTTGTGCCGCCGGAATTTGCGCTGCCGGTTGCCCAGTTACAACTTGACCACTTGCTGCAACAGGAGCCGACACAGGACGTTGCGTTGTGGGTGAAACGGCAGTCTGCCCAGCATTAACGCCCGAAATGATCGGACCTGCTGGCGCAGAACCCGTTTCATAAATTTGCCGAGCGCGAGCAAGATCATTGTTAGACAATGCAATGCGAAAATTGTTTTGTTGATCAGCAGACAAGTTTTGAAACTTGTATTGATCAAAGCCAAGTTGTCGCAACTGTCGTTTTTCTTCGGCATCAATTGTGGCTTGCGTATTTGCAGATACGCGCGGAACAAGCAGGCTGACATCTCCAACAGGATTTCCTGTCGTTACGGTTGTGTTGTATGCCCGCAAACTTTCTGGCGTGTAATCGCCCGGATTTATTTTGCTGTATGGATTTTCTTTTTGCGCTGATTGCAACAACGCCTGAGCCAATGCGCGAGTGCGAGGGCCGCCAGCAACGCTTTGCGCTGCAAGGAATGCGCGTTGTTCGCTGTTTGAATAAGGCGTATTAGGCTGCTGTGCAGTCGGAGCCTGCGACATTGATGCTTGCAACGCCTGATCTGGCGATACCGTTGCCTGCTTGCCTGCCTGCAACTGATCCATCAAAGACATGGCATTTTGAACGTCTTGCTTGCCAAGTTCTGTTTGTTGCTGCCCGATGTTTCTCGATTGAGCGCCCGAAGCATAGGCTTGCAGCATCTTGGCAAGTCCAGCCAGCGGGGAAACCTTGGCAATCATGCGCCCGCCACTCTGCGGGGTTTCAAGCGGCTGAATAGCCTGCTGCTGCATCAAATCGGCAAGTTTCTGCCGACGCTGAAGTTCGGCCATCTGTTCATCGTATGGCGTGAAATTAAAGTAAGTGTTGTCAGCCATGATTTCCCCTTAACCGAACAAGGCTTTCTTAAAGCCCAGCGGATTGCCTGCTGCACCGCCGAGAATCGCGCCACCCAACCCAAACAACCCGCCCAAGCCTTGATTGGCCGAAGCCTGTTGCGCGTTATAAACGTCCATGTTGTAAGCGTTCTGCGCTTGACCGGCTTGGAAGATCGGGGCCGCTTGTACGTTAGCGCCCTGATAGCCTTGAAACTGCGGCATCTGAATCTGCGAACCAGACATGAGGGCAGAAATCTGGTTAAGCGGCTGGTTGTACAGACCAAGCTGCTGTTGCAAAGCCTGCTGAGCAGCCGTGTTGGCAAACTGCGTACCCTGCAAGGCTTGATTGTAAGCCTGATTCTGAGCAGCGTTCTGAGCCTGCATCTGAGCCAGCGCCGTTTGCTGGTTCTGACCAATCGCAGCGTTGTACAGCCCTTGAATGCCCATTTGCTGGTTGTAAAGCTGTTGGGCAGCGGCATTCTGCGCTTGAGCAGCAGACATACCCATTGACATGTTCTGCTGTACAGCCTGATTGTAGGCTTGAGTAGCGGCCTGACCTTGCGCGAAGTTCTGACCAACCGCTTGATTGGCTAACTGAGCAGCGCCAAGGTTTTGTTGATAGTTTTGACCAGCGGCCTGATTAGCCATTTGCTGCGCGGCCTGAGCTTGAGCAAAGTTCTGTTGCATCGCAGCGTTTTGGGCTTGCGTAGCCTGTTGGCCCGCGCCGAATTGCTGAAGTGCAGCCTGATTTGCAAAGCCGCCAAGCGCCTGCTGCTCACCAAGTCCTTGCTGACGTGCCGACAAATCGAGATTCAAGCCCTGCAATGCGGCCTGAGTCATCAAATCATTTTCGCGCTGTCCCTGTTGCTGAAGCGCCGTGTTATACGCTTCACCGCCACGCACGAGGCCTTGGTTTGCAAGCTGCGTTTCAAGTTGCGACCGTTCGCGCTCAAGCTGCGGCTGTAACCGGCTCATGATTGCTTGCTGCGCCGTCGTGCCAGCATTCACCGGCATAGCGGCAAGCTGCGACGTATCAAGTCGGTTCTGAAGCTGAGGGCCAGACGGACCGCCCTGCTGCAATCCAAACATTCCGGCAGTCGGGCCGGTGCCAGCTTGCGAATATCCAATGTTGCCCTGAGCAAGCCCGTACTCGTTTACACCGGGGCCAGCTTGGGCCATTCCATACTGACCCGCGCCGGGGCCGTAATTGACCCCCTGAGCCTGCACGTTCGCGCCAGCGCGACCATAATCCTCAAGGTTGGGCGCGTTCTGAACCTGCCCATAACCGCTGAGAGAAGTCTGAATATCGGGACCGCGATACTGGAACGGCGTTCCCATAATTCGGCTTGCGGTGCCGATACCTTGTTCGCCAAGGCCAGCAAGTGCGTATTGAACACGCTGCTGCGCTTCTAGCGTCTTTTGCGCTTCCGGCGTCAGATATTGGGTAATCGTCGGGGTATCGGCATCAGTCATAAACTGAGCACGGCTAGGGGCCATGGAGCCGCCTACCTGATTGCCAAACTCGTCGTATTGCGGCTGACCGCCGCCCGAGGCTTGCCAATCCTGCATAGCCTTGTCGTAGCCTGCTTGGTCAAAAGTGCCGTAGCTAACCTTTTGACCACCCAAAGGCCCGATGATGTTCGGGTTAGACAGCTTGGCAGTAGTGCGGGCTGCTTCTACGTTCGCAGCGCCTTGTTGGGCTGCAAGGCCAGCGTAATCAGGTGCCGGCGGCGGTGATGGCGAGCTTTTTCCCATAACGGTCCCCTAAAAACCGACACGCATCGCGTGTCAATGTGTAAAACGTTAGGTCGCCTGTCGGAGTCGCGTTTTTGATCCGCGCTTCTTCAGAAAACCCCATCTTTTCGACAAGACTTATCGCTTTACGGTTGTCGCCGCGTATGGGTGCGATAATTTTATCTACGTCACAAACCTCAAATGGGTAGTGGAACACCGCCGCAATGAACGTCGGTGTAATCCTACCTAAAAACGCTATGTGGCAAAAGATCGAGCGATGATTCCAATTCTCATAAATCACGCCTGCGACCATTTCACCATCAATTTGTAGTCCAATCGCTTCAGATCGTTCGGCGAAATATCCGCCATCAATCTGATGCGCGACCCAATGCCCCACCGAAGGGCCGGTGACTATATTCCCGGCCATCCAGTCTGGAACACTACGTCAGTTGATGCCCATTCGATCTGTAGGCCGCTGCTGGCGCTGCTGAACTGCAACGCGCCGCAATAGCCAATTCCGGTGATGCCCTGCCAATTGTTCGTAATGGCAAGATTTGATCCCCAAGTGCTGTAGTCCCACGTTCCGCTTCCCCAAAGTCCGGGAGTAGCGCCCGAATAAGACAGCGCAGCGGTGTTATTCTCCACCTCAAAATCGACATTCATGCCGACAAAAATTTGAGGCTGACCATTGGTAAAAATTGATGGTCTAGCGCGGGTAAAATACTTTTTCACCCCACGGGAATCAAAGTAATTAAATGCCTGCAATACATTGGTGGAGATATTTGATGTGTTATCTTGGTAAGTATTCGTCCAAGCCTGAGCCACAAAGCCATCGCCACCGAAGTACGGCTCGTCCTGATAGATTTCCCAGCAATACGCGCCCCAGCCGGTGAACCTGCACCAGCTAGTTGTGATCGTATTCATCACATATTGTTCTTGCTGGTTATCCGCAACAGGAACATTGATCCAAACTGCATTGTTTTTGGCGGAATACAGGATTTGCCAGCCGACAGCGGCATGATTACCGCCATAAGCAGTCGTAGCTGCTGCGATAGCGCCTTGGATCTTGTTTGATAGCGCCACACGGGGATCTAGGCGGCTAGACTGAAGGCTTTGAGCAAGCGGCAAAAGACCGTCATAGGTCAAAACCAACAAATCTCCAGCCCATTTAAGCATGGCTCGCCCACCAATCGGGCTTCCCAGCTTCCAGACGCCAGCAAGCGCCCAAGTAGCCGCGCTGGAAGGGTCTGTACCACGGTAGACGATGACCTCGCCCGTGCTGGTAATAAATACAAGGTTGTCATCAACGCCGTAACCGGCATCAATTGTCCATGTATCAAGGTCTACGAGATGGCCGCCGTATCGGGCTATTGCGCTGAGATCAAGGACTTGAGCCGCCCCGCCAACCGACGATGTGGGCAAGTACCACGCCCGAAGCGTGTTCTTTTCGATAAACCACACACGGTTTTTGAACAGGGCAATGTTAGAGAGTGTTGTCGTTGTGACGCCTGTGACCGCCGGGGTGGAACTTCCATCAACTCGCGTCCATGTGGTTCCATCAAATAATATGGGCTTATCAACACCGTTAACGGCATATAGGTAGTTTCCACCCGCCGTGGTGATATTGATGTATTCCCAGATAGCGTTTGTCAGGCCCGTAACTTTTGCAGCGCCTACAGCGCCAGCAGTAGTTACGTCATAAACAGAATTAGTCGTTGCGGCAATTGCGTACAACTTTTGAGAGTTGCCCGCCGAGTAAGCCATAAGGGTTTGAACCTGACCGCCGAGACCCGTGGCGTGTTTTGTGTATCCACCACGCAGCACGACATTGGAGACGGTTGGAAACATATTGTCCAACGTCACCGCATCGGTTGGTTCCATGTTTGCCAACGAATCCCGCGCATTCCAGCCGCCGATAGGGGCCGGAAGCGAGGAGACGTTAGCAACCCCGCGCTGAACAAGTGCAGGATTGATCGCCATTACGGAGTACCGTATCCCGAGTCCGGCAAATTGTCGTAGCCAATCAGGACTGTTCCCGGTCGCGGCGCAAACGACAAATTCGCCGAACTCGTGTTCTGTGCAATCGACGTTTCCAGTTCTTCACGATAGTCTCGATACAACGCGGTAGTGTCAAAACCCTTAGCTTGAAAATACTTCAGCTTGGTAGACAGCACCATTACCCGATCAGGGTAAATGCAGGTGTCGTTATCGCTTGTAAAACTGTTTTGTACCGTTCCTGTTGGGGATAGTGCCCACCCCTTGCTGCGATACTCAAACGAGAGCAGTTCATTGGTAGACGTACCGGGCCAGATTTGGAACGTCTGACCGAGCAAGCGCCAGCGAATACGAGGGCCGGTGGAAATGTAGCCAGAGAGCAGCCATTCCCATTGTTGAGCGTCCTCTGGGCCTAGCAATTCCCACCGCTTGCTCTTGTCCCACATGGTGCGCGGGACAATCGCATCGTAATCGGTCGGTAGATCGTATTTGACCTGTTGGAAATAGACCGTGGCGTTAAGCCCGCCGTCTTGCGTAAAGTCTTGATTTACCGTGACTTGCGTAGGCGAATCAACGCTTACGATGTACGTCGCGTTACCGATTCCTGTGCCTTGCACTTGATAGGACGTATTAAGTCCTGAGGTCGAGGGAATTCCGGTAATCGTGCGAGCTGAGGTAGTCCAGTTTCCCGTAGTCGTTACATACTGGGTGTAAAACTGATACTGCTTGGTAAGTTCTCGCCAGTCAGCACGACGAAGCAACTCGTAACCCGTGGCATTCATCAGCGCAAGAATCTGCACCGTGTCTTGGTTTGTATTGCCAGCCACATAAGTTGGCGTGGCAATGCCCAGCTCGTTTGTCACTTGCTGGACGAGTTGCAACATCGTGCTGCCCATGTCTTACCCCTCAGTTTGCTTTGGCGGGCGTCCCGGCTTGCGAGCCGCCAGCAATTCGGCCATCTGCGCCTTGAGTTCTTCCAACTCCTTGCGCGTCGTATCAAGTTCCGCAGAACTATCCGCACGATTCTTGCGCGTCAAATAAAGACGTGCCTTTTCACGCAGACCGGCAGCACCCATGCCAACGCGCTGAAGCTGCGCGTCCGAGGATGTTGCGATCTGTTCCACAGTCTGAAACTTCAGAATCTGAAGTTCCTCCATGCGCGACTTGTTCAGAGTTTCCGGCTCATCCTGCGCCCAAACACGAAGCGGAACGCCCGGAAGCACAGCGCCTTCCTGCTCATTTTGCTTCATCTGGAAATACAGCCATTGGCGCGGAAATCTCTGCTTGTGATCTTCACGAACCGGCTGCTCGATGATGTTTGTCTTGTCGCCCGGTACAACGATACGCACAAAGGGCTTGCCCTTGTGATCTTCGTCATCCGAAACATAGAACTCAACGTGCAAAAGGCTGTCGGCATTAGCAACGTCACTATCGATCATGGTTTTTATCCTGTGGGGATTGATGAAATTACAGGTTGTTAACCTGCGTCACGGTCAAAATAACTGATGGAATCGCCGGGACGGGCGAGGAAGCGGCTGCGTGTAAAAGCCGGATTCCCGTGTCATCCGTAGACCACATCAGACGGATATATTGCCCTGCATTAAGGGAAACTACAAAGTTCCATGCAGCGACGGTTCTGGCAGACGTGCCTTGAATGGCGACGTTTGTTGCGCTGTCTGCAACTGACGTTCCATCAATATCTAGCCAGATATATATGTTGCCTGTCGCGCCAGACGTTTTATCTAGCTGCGCCGAAAACTGAATGTTGTAAACACCATCATTTGATACATAGACCCGCGATGTGGGCGAGCCTATATAAATGCCATTTTGTTCTGCGGTATGGTCATAAGACATGGCATAAGCGGTATTGATGGCCGCAGCCGTTTGCGTCGTTGAGTCATAAAATGACCCATAGTGCAAAATCGGAACCGCTGAATTAAATCCTTGCAATCCCTGCCACGAAGTGCGAGTTGGGGCAAAATAAATCGCCGTGCAAGAAACATTGATGGTTGAAGGCACCCCACCATCAATCGTGGTCGTGGCTTCGTAGGGATAGACTTTTAATGCGTTTGCGCCGTTATTGGTGATGTAGATCACTTCACCTTCTTCGGTCGGCGGCAGTTTGACGCCAGATCCCGAGGCAACAGTCGTAAGGACGTTATAAATCTTTACGAGTTGCAGCGCATCAGAACTCGTCGTCCCCGAGGCAGTAAGACCAGTTGAGCCGTCGCCGCAAATGGCTACGGTCATCAATTGGGCAGCACCTGCCCCGAGGACGCGCGAGGGGATGGTCATTAGGCGCCGAGAATCGACACCCAGACCGTCGGGGTAATGCCGACGAACAGACGCCGCTTCGTGGTCGCAATCGACACCGAAGAGGCACCATCAATCGTTGCGCCCGTGGCCGGATAGACCGTCAGAGTGCTTGCGCCGTCGTTGGAAACCGTCATAACTGCGCCCGTTTCCGCAGGCGGCAATTTGACGCCCGTAGAAGCAGCCGTGGTCGAAACACGGTTATGAACCGCCGAAAGCTGAAGTGCGTCCGTAGCAGACGAACCCGCAGCCGTCAGCGTATTTCCAACATCGCCGCAAATCGTGGTCGAAAGCAGCGGGCTAGAGCCTGCCGCCAGAACACGCGATGGGATTGCCATTTTTTACTCCTTTGAGGAAAGGGCGGCTTTTACACCGCCCAATCCACTTAGACCGACGCCTTCGAGAACCACGCCACGTCGTTAGCCGACAGAGCCACGGCAGGGCTGGTGTACGAACCAGTCGTGCCGGACGCCGCAAACGTCGTGGTGTTGATCGCGCAGGTGGTGGTCGAGGCCGAAATGCTGCCGCTGGCCTGAGCCAGCACATACAGGCGACCGTCAGAGCCAAACACTTCCATGCCCAGCGGCCCGAAAGTCGGGACGTAGGCCGGGGTGCTGGCATAGTAGGACGTGGGATTAGTCTGAACGATGTTGTTCAGATCAATGCCAATTTGGTTTGCAACAGAAAAAGCCATTTCTATTTCCTCCTATTAAGCGATCAGCACGCCTTGGAACTGAGCGCCCGAGCAAGTCAGGTTGCCCGCCCAGCCAATCAGCTTCACGATCGCGTCCTGATTGACCGCCTGACGCTCACCGCCAATCGGAACAAAGTTGCGATCCTTGTGAGGACGGAACATCAGGTACTTGGTGTTCAGGAACCACATATGGTTCGCCGTCGCCGCAGAACCGATACCGCCGTCCAGCACCACGTCCGACGCCATGCCAGCGCCGTAGTACTTCAGCGCCGCAAAGCCAGCGCCAGCCATCGACGAACCTTCGCTCGTCACGCGCTGGATGCTCTGGAGGCTCTGGAGATACAGACGATAGTAGTTGTTGTCAGCAACGATCAGATCCGGCTTGTCGGTGCCGCGGATAAGCTGCACAGCAACCGCGTCCATGTACTGCTGGATGTTCGAAGCCGAAACAGCCGCGCCGCCGTTCGTCGTGCCCGAATAGGCAACCGAACGCCAAAACGCCCAAGTACTCCTCGAAATTCCACCGTAGGTGCCCGAAGACGGAGCATCCGGGACAGCCGCAGCCAGACCCGTGATGTTCTTGCCAGCGTTGCCGGTGCCATCCAGATAGATGTCGCCGCCAATACGGTTGGCAAGCTGGGCTTCAGCAACGTTCATACGACCGTCAAGCAGGTCGATGATCGCTTCCTTACCCGAGTTCTGAATCATCTCCAGACCCGAGATCGAAACAGCAGACGCATACTGCGTGATGCTGAACTGAGCAGCCGAGATCGGGCTGTTCTGCGAGACGTTCAGCACTTCATAGCCGCTATAGCTATTGGTGTTGTTCGTCGTCGGATCGTTGTACATGATTTCTTCAAGGATGACGTTACCACCCGAGAAGGTCTTGACGTTGCCGCGCTCTTTAAGGCGACGCAGCAGAGCGTTGTTGTTCGTGACGTTATCAGCGAGTTCACCGCTACGGCTCTGAATGTTGGTAGCAATGATGTCGCTGATCGAGGAATTGGCAAAAGCCATGTTTATCTCCTTAGATCAGTTATTAAAGCCGATCATTCATGCTGTCGAACTGTTCGGCCAGCATTGATCGACGGTCATTTGCTTTGGGAGCCGTGTTCGTTCCGGGTGTAGAACTTCTGACGCTTACCGCAGCGGCTCGCGCAGCTTTCGCCGCACGATTCTTCTGGTCTGACAGCTTTGCCATCTTTTCGGCCTGTTGAGCCTCGATAAGCTGCTGCCTAATCTCTGGATTGCTCCAGATCGCTTTCTCATACGCTTCCTGCAACGTATTCGCTTGTCCTGTCTGGAGTAGCGAAATCATTATCGGACGCGCTTCTTCAAAATGTTCAGCCGTCTGTGAGAATTGATGAATCTCACCCATCAACGACTGATTCTGCGCGGCTTCCTGCTGCTGTTTCCAAGTCAGCACTTCACCACGCACGTTATTCAATTCATTCTGCAAAGCAAATAGACGCGGGTCCATCGTTTGCTGCTGCTCCGGCATACCTTGACCAAGGTTGATGCCGTACTGCGCTGCCAATTGATGGAAATACGCCAGCTTTTGATCTGCGGGGCTATTACGAAGCGTGTAGTCGGCCTGCATCAACGCCTTTACAGCGTCCTGCGGTTCTAAACCCATGCCCCGAATGGTCGGCAAAAACGGCTCAATAGCCGTCTGCATAGCATCGGCAAACTGAGCTTTAGAAAGCAGCGGTTCAACGCCCTTTCGCATTTGCTCTTCGCGCTGCCAGACGTATTCCTTAATCTTGTCATCGACCGTATTCCATGGCTCGTGGTAATCCTTTTTCCACGACGCCGGGGGACGCCGCCACACCGGAGGCTCTGCGTCTGAGGGCGCTTCTGCGGCCTTTGGGGCGGCTTTCTCAGCCTTGGCGTACTTGCCCGCCTCATCACGCGGGCGGTCTACGGGAGCATTTTCTTCAACCTCATTAAATTGCTGCGACAGCAATTCTTTGCGGTCAACCGGCGATTCTGTAGTTTCGACGGCATCATTTAGATCGGACATTTTCTACTTCCTGTGGGGATTGGAAAATCGGATTTCATCACGCACACGCTCAAGGATGCGATTGGCTTCCTTGTGCGTCATGTTTGCAAGCTGGGCGCGTAGTACGTCACGCCGCGAATCTTTGGGCGGCTTCACGTTGTTTTGCATTGTTTCATTTCCGACTTCAATGCAACCGTTGCGCTTTAGATGTCTGCGATGCTGAGATCGGCTGGAAATCGTCGATCCATCAATCATCGATTTATAGGGCTTGATATCATCTTGAATATAGTGAAGTCGGTCACGCTTTGACCGAATTTTCTCCACCATTTCGCCGTCTTCAAAAACGTATACTCGTTTCATAGCATTAAAAGCACTTCTTCATCGTCCATCTCTTGATGTTCTCTGTAAAGAGCATCAACCCGGTTCAAATCAGAAAGCAAGGCATCAAAATCGATACTAGCATAAATATCTTGTTTGTCTTGTCGCGCAAACGGAGCAACTATTTCCTCAGCAATTGATGGCTTTGCTTCAAGCAAATCCTCATAAATTGCAATCAATTGATCCTTGCGACGTTTCTTTTCTTCAGCTTCGGCATTAAATCGCTTTTTCTGACGATCTCCGCCATCGTGCGTATCAATTACGACAACATTAGGCCCGACATTTGCAATCGCGCTTGAGACATCAGCACCATCTGTGGTTGCTGAGACGGCATTGATGAATGACGAGACAGAAATATTATAAATATCTGTGCCATCAGTAGTCGCTGACGTTGCATCAGCATTTACATTGGCAAACAGCGCGTAAATGTCTGAACCGTCAGTTGTATTAGAAACTGCGTTCGAATTTAGGTTTGCAATTGCATTATTTAGATCACTTCCATCAGTAGTATCTGATGTCGCATTAGTACTAATGCCTAAATATGCAAGATTTACGTCTGCGCCATCGGTAGTCGCAGAATAAGCGATATTTCCGTCCCAAAGACTTTGATCCCAAACGCCTAGATCCCATACCGCAGCGATTGCCGTAAATTGAGTTGCGCTTGCCGCGTTTACGTCTTGGCCGTCAACAGTATTTACTGTTGCATCAACATTTGCGCTAGTAAACAGCCATCCAGAGTTATTGCCACCATCAACTGAAGTGGTCTGTGCGTACCATGTGGCCCCTCCGGTAGCCGTCGAACGGCTGATGGATAGGTAATTACTGACAACTATGCCGCTGGCCTTGGAAAGCGTATGCGATGCCGCCGTCGCGCTTCCGATTGTGACCAAATTTCCCGACGTTCCGCTGACGTTCCAATTAGTGACCGTCGTGGTCGTACCCGCTGTGAACGTGAACGTAGTCGGCTGGACGCCATTGGCAATCGTTGTAAATGTATTGCTGCCGGTAACGGTCAGCGCACCAGCGCCATCATTCGACAATGTGCAGTTATAGGTCGATCCACCGCCGACAAATGTCTTTGCGGTAGCGCCGGTCATGCTGATCTTGCCGGTTCCCGTACCTGCCGTCGTGGTGAAATTGGTCGGGTTCGCGTTATTCCACGCCGTCGTAGTGGAGTTTCTGGCAACCAGCGTACCGGCATTAAATGTCAGGTTTTTTGTTCCTGCGCCGGTCGCTAAGAAGTTGCAAGTTACCGTCTTACCATTGAGATCAACGGTTCCGTTGGTCAGCGTTACGCCGACCGTGGTCGAGGAATTGCTTTGCGTGAAGTTGTCTTGGAACTGGAACGTGCCGCCAGAACCATTAAAGACTATCGAGCAAGCGCCTAGCGTAACCCCGGCGGTGGTGATCGTTTTAGTGCCGCTGGTCGCAGCAAAGTTGATCGTTGAGTTTGTGCCATACGCAAACGTACTGGCAGAACCAAGCGTTAAATTACCGTAAACATTGACGGTAATTGTAGTGTTCGAACCAAGAGTTCCCGAAAATCCCGTTAAATTGAGATTTTTTACATACGAGTTTCCAACCGACGCAGTAAATCCTAACGCATACGTTCCAGCACTTGCGCTGATGTTGAAAGCATTAGATTCTGAAAAACCAACAAAATTTAAATTAACGTCAAGTGCGCCAGCATAGGTTAGATTTAATGTCGGCGTTCCGGTGATCGTAAGGTTGGTTGCGTTGACAGTAACAATCGTGGTGCCAGCAGCCGTACCTCTGTAGCAAGTGATATTGCCCGTTCCAAACGCAAGCGTTCTGGTATTGGTATTGTTTGATCCGAATGTAGCTGCGGTAAATACTTTGTTATTTAGATCAAGAGAGCCATTAGTAAGCGTTAGCGGGTTGTTACCGGAAATGGTGACGTTATCTTGTAGCTGCCACGAGCCACCGACTCCATCAAAAATAAAATCACCGGGGAACGTAACCCCGCCAGTCGTTATTGTTTTGGTGCCACTCGTGGCATTAAACGTGTAAGAAGCAAGGGCGATGCTTGCAACAGTTCCGGCAGTAATAGCCATAGAACCGCTGATCGTCACCTTGCCTGTTGAAGCTGTGAACGTAACGGTTCCCGCAGAAACCGTGAAGTCCAAACAGACTACGCTGGCAGAGCCGCAACTAACTGTGTAGGTAGATGCCTGATCGAAAAATACCGAGTCAGCAGCCGTGGGGACTGACGCTCCACCAGCGCCGCCCGACGATGCCGACCAGTTGGTAGTGGAAGTGGTGTTCCACGTTCCATTACCACCGACCCAGTAACGGTTAGCCATTACGACGCTCTAGACGATAGGTTTACGCGCCAAACGCAGTAATAGTCCAGCTTGAGATTGAAACCGTTTGTCCGCTGCTGATGCTTGTGCTTCCAATGATCATGTCAGTACCAGACGTACCGACTGTTCCTTGCAAAACAGCATTAGTCGTAGTTGCTGAGGATGGGTAAACGCGAAAATATCCAGCAGTTCCAGTATTGCTGGCGGTGCCGGACGTAATTGCGTTGAATGTCAGTACGCCGGAAGTTGCAGTTCCCAAACCTGACGCATTTCCGGTAAGCGTAACCAGAACAGTTCCCGTATCTGCTGTCGCGCAGTTAGCGGGCGGCGATCCAGTAAAGATTTTAATGTTCGCGTTGGTTCCCGCTTGAGTTGCGATATCAGTCATCGCATTCGTACGGTGCGTTGTGCTGTATTGAATTGCCATCAAATTCTCCGATTACTGAATCATGTTTTGTTCAATTCCGGGCAACGGCTGTTGCACCGGCTCAACGCCCACCGCACGGCCATCCGGCCCGCGAATAATGCGTTTCGGAGCCTTGAGAGTCTCCATGACCTGACCAATGCGATTCATGGCTTCGCCGTGCATATTCGCCATGTTGTCGTGCAGCGCGGCCATGTGATTAAGCGCCTGATTGACGTTGCCGCCCAAATCCTGCGCGATCTTTTCGCTGACCGCCGTTTGAGCCTCAAGCATCGGAATATCGAGGCCCGGATTAGCCCCAATACGCGCCACCATGACCTTCGTCGCAGCATCAAGTTCGGCCTTCCAGCGATCAAACTGCTCTTTTTGCGCCAGTTCCTGCGCCTTAACTTGCAGTTCGTGCTGTTCCTTCATCTGCTCAAGCTGCGTCTCATGCTGCATACGAACTTGCTCAAGCTGGGCATCGTGCTGCAACTTGGCTTGTTCGATCTGAGCCTGCATTTGTATTTTGGCTTGATCGGCCTGCATCTGGGCCTGAGCCTTTTGCGCCTCTGGATCAGGCTTTTGCTGGCCTTGAGCCTGCTTCAATTGATCCATGGCGGTATCAAGTGCACCCTCAATAGACCGAGCTTGCTTGAATGCACCGACGCCGTACTTCATCAATTCGACCATCATCGGCACCATTTCCGGGCTGGACTGCCCAACCGGAAGTGCCTGACGCAAGAAGTTGGAGAACGTGTTGAGAAACTCCATCCTTTCCTGCTTCATCTGCTGTTCGTCAATCTGAACCAGCGAATCGGCAGCAATCTCAATTCGGAAATTGCGAAGAGGCTTGTCGCGGATCAATTGCAGCGCCTGCGGGATCAATTGCTGATCGGCAGGTTGCATTTGTTGTGCAGCAGCGTAGGCCAGAATGGTCTGCGGCTGGAACTTGGAGCAAATAATCTGCGCCTTCAGCTTAATAAGCTGAGAAGCAAATAGCGCCACTTCTTCCTGCATGGAGCGCAAGCGAAGGCCCGCATATTGGCCCTTAATCTGCTGCGCCGTAGCAGTTTCCGACGCATACGACGCGCCGCGAATAATATCTGAGATGCCCGTGATCTCATAAATCTGCTGTTTGATGTTGTCCCGCGCCTGATAGCATTGGATCAGCGCCTGCGCGAGCGTATCAAGCGGCAGCAGGTCAATAGACCCCTTGAGACCGCCCTTCTCGCCAAACGCCATCCATTTATCAACCGGGATCAGCGAGTTGTTATCGCCTTCCGTCAGCAATCGCTGCAAAGCAGGCTGCGAGGCATCAAACACGCCACGCACCCGCAGGGACTTCACCAGACCATCAATGCGGTCTGACAGGATATCTAGTTCTGCGGCCTGATCCTGATACAGCACGAAATCCGGCACCGGAACCAGATTGTCGCTCGTCGTGGTCGCGTACAGCGGCTTCGGACACGGGAAGAACTGCTCAAGGCCCAGCGGATCATCACGCTCGTCTATGAACTCAGGCAGCCCCTTGGACAGCCAATAG